GACGCATTGAACGAATTCTATCGTCAGTTTCCTCGCACAGAGAGCCACGCGTTCCGTGACGAGAGCAAGTCATCAATATTTAACTTGACCAAAATATATCAGCAGATTGACTACAATGACTCTATGATTAAGGAGCACTACCTTACTAGGGGCTCTTTCTCTTGGAAGGATGGCATTAAAGACACAGTAGTCATTTGGACCCCTGACCCAAGGGGCAGGTTCAATATAAGCTGGTTCCCACCAAAACATTTGCAGAATAATGTACACTTACGTAATGGCATTAAGTGCCCCGGAAATGAACATATTGGGTCATTTGGATGTGATTCATACGATATATCTGCTGTGGTTGGCGGACGTGGTTCTAACGGAGCCCTTCATGGAATGACTAAGTTCCACATGGACGAGGGTCCAACAAATGAGTTCTTCTTAGAGTACATAGCAAGACCACAGACTGCAGAGATATTCTTCGAAGAGGTATTGATGGCTTGCGTATTTTATGGTATGCCTATATTGGTAGAAAACAATAAGCCGAGATTGCTGTATCATCTTAAAAACAGGGGGTACAGAGGGTTTTCAATTAATAGACCTGACAAACAATTCGCTAAATTGACAAAGACTGAACGAGAATTAGGCGGCATACCTAACTCATCAGAAGATGTGAAGCAATCACACGCATCAGCGATTGAGTCTTACATTGAGAAATTTGTGGGCCTTGACCTAGAGGGTAAGTACAGAGATGCTGACCTAATGGGGACAATGCCTTTTACAAGAACGCTTGAGGATTGGGCTAAATTTGACATAAATGATAGAACAAGATTTGATGCTTGTATTAGCTCAGGGCTTGCTATAATGGCCAATCAGAAGCACCTATACGTGCCTGAAAAAAAAGAATCGAAATTAATTATTAACTTCGCTAAATATAAGAACGAAGGGACATTAAGTCAATTGGACAAATGAAAAATATAACCATAGAAATAAATGCGGTATCTTTTCCTAGTCAGTTAGCTACTGACGCAGAAAAAGCATCGGATACCTTCGGTCTACAAGTTGGTCAAGCAATACAATACGAGTGGTTTAGAAAAGATGGTAGCTCTTGTAGATACTATGGACAGTGGCAAGACTTTAGAAGATTAAGACTATATGCTCGTGGAGAGCAGCCCATTGGTAAATATAAAAATGAATTAGCTATTGACGGAGACTTGTCTTATTTAAACCTAGACTGGACTCCTGTTCCTATTCTACCAAAGTTTATTGACATTGTTGTGAATGGTATGTCTGACCGACTATTTAAGGTTAAGGCATACGCTCAGGATGCAATGTCTCAAGCGAAGCGAAGCAAGTATCAGGACATGGTTGAGGGGCAGATGATTTCAAAACCTGTCCTTGAGATTATTCAAGAGAAGACGGGCATAAATCCATTTATGATGGACCCTGAAAATCTTCCTGAAACAGACGAAGAGTTGTCACTATATATGCAGCTTAACTATAAGCCTGCTATTGAGATTGCCGAGGAAGAAGCCATCAACACAATCTTTGATGAGAATCACTATGATGATACTCGAAAGAGATTGAATTATGACATTACTACTATTGGTATTGGCATTGCCAAGCACGAGTTTTTACAGGGGACTGGCGTGCAGGTGTCTTATGTGGACCCGGCCAATGTTGTGTACAGCTACACTGAGGACCCATTCTTTAAGGATTGCTTCTATTGGGGTGAGATTAAGACCATGCCAATTACTGAGTTGATGAAGATTGACCAGTCTCTTACAAGAGAGGACTTGCAGCAAATCACGCAGTACAGCCAAGCATGGTACGACTACTATAATGTTGCTCAGTTCTACGAGAACAGTATGTTCTTCAGGGACACCTGTACTCTTTTGTACTTTAACTACAAGACCACAAAGAAAATCGTCTACAAGAAGAAGAATCTTGAAGGCGGTGGGTCAAGGATAATTGAGAAGGACGAGAACTTCAACCCTCCTACAGAGATGATGGAGGAAGGTAACTTCGAAAAGATTGAGAAGACCATTGACGTATGGTACGATGGTATCATGGTAATGGGCACCAATATTTTGTTGCAGTGGAAGATGTCTGAGAACATGGTTCGACCTAAGTCGGCATCTCAGCACGCATTGCCTAACTATGTGGCTTGCGCTCCACGTATGTACAAGGGTGTGATTGAGTCGTTGTGCAGAAGGATGATACCTTTTGCTGACTTGATTCAAATCACTCACCTCAAGCTACAGCAGGTGATTGCACGTACTGTGCCTGATGGTGTATTCATTGATGCGGATGGATTGAATGAGATTGACTTGGGAACAGGCAACGCTTATAACCCTGAGGATGCATTGAGGCTATACTTCCAAACAGGTAGTGTTATTGGCCGAAGCTACACTCAGGATGGAGACTTTAACAACGCTAGAGTTCCTATCCAGCAGTTGAGCTCCAACTCGGGGGCTAGCAAGACTCAGATGCTAATCACCAATATGAACCATTATATTGACATGATTAGGTCTGTGACTGGTCTAAATGAGGCTAGAGACGGCTCTACGCCTGACCCTAACTCTTTGGTTGGTCTACAGAAATTGGCAGCGCTGAACTCAAATACTGCAACAAGACACATTCTTGACGCGTCATTGTATTTGTTCCGCTCATTGTCTGAGGCTTTGACTTACAGAGTTGCTGACATCTTAGAGTACTCAGATTTCAAGGATGAGTTTGCTAATCAAATCGGTAAGTATAACGTCTCTATCTTGAATGAGATTAAGGACCTATACATTTATGACTTTGGTATATTCATTGAGGTGTCTCCTGATGAAGAGCAGAAGGCTCAGCTAGAGGCCAACATTCAGATGGCATTGTCTAAGGGCGATATCAACCTTGAAGACGCTATTGACATTCGTGAGATTAGAAACATCAAGCTTGCCAATCAGCTGTTGAAGCTAAAGCGTGTTAAACTGCAGGAGCGTGAGGAAAAGATGGCTATGCAGAAGCAGGCCATGATTGCTCAGCAGCAACTACAGGCTCAGCAGTTGGCCGCTGAAACGGCAATGCAAAAGCTAGAGATGGAGACAAGAGCTAAGATGCAGATTAAGCAGGCCGAGGTGGCTTTTGATATGCAGAAAGCTGAGAAAGAAGCTGCTCTTAAATCTCAATTGATGAAAGAAGAGTTTGATTACAATCTTCAGCTTAGAAGTATGGATGTTACTAATTTGACTGAAAGAGAGAAGATGAAGGAAGACGCCAAGGCAAAAAGAATTAGCCAGCAGAATACCGAGCAATCTAAATTAATTAATCAAAGAAAGAACAACCTTCCTCCTTTGAGTTTTGAATCAAATGAAGACAGCTTAGATGGCTTTGATTTGGCTGAATTTGAGCCTCGATAAAATGTTAAAATAATTAATTAAGTTTGTACAAATAAAATCTAATAAAATGGAAATCAAAGTAAGGTCACTAGACGTCATTGAACCGAAGAGTGTTCAAGAGGTAGAAAACGAGTTGATTGAAAAGCATGAGCAGTCATTAGAAAGTAATGACGAATTTGTTGAAGAGGCGGCTCCTGCAGAGTTTAACTTTAAAGACGAAGACGTTCTTTCATATATTGGTAAAAGGTATAATAAGCAGATTAACTCATTGGATGATTTGGTTGCTGAGCGTAAAGAATCAGAGCCACTTCCTGAGGACGTAGCTGCTTATTTACAGTATAAAAAAGAAACAGGTAGAGGCTTCGAGGATTTCTTGGAATTGAAGAAAGACTTCGATACAATGAATTCCGAAGACCTACTAAGAAGCTACCTCACATCTACTCAAGAAGGATTAGATAGTGAGGACATCGAGGCTTTAATGGAAGAGTATTCATTCGATGAAGATTTGGATGATGAGTCTACTGTTAAGAAAGCTAAGATTGCTAGAAAGAAAATTATTGCTGAGGCTAAAAAGTACTTCAACAATCAGAAGGAAAAATACAAGGTCCCGCTTGAGTCAAGTATGGGTCTAGTTTCCGATGAAGAGAAGGAGTTGTACAATAGCTACAAACAATATATTAGTGAGGCAAAAACCATAGAGGAGGAGACTACTCGTAAGCGTAAGTGGTTTGACCAAAAAACCGATGAGGTCTTTAGTAAAGATTTCAAAGGATTTGAGTTCAACATTAACGACAAGAGAATTATGTTTTCTCCCGGAGATGCCAGTGAGTTGAAGAGAAGTCAAGCGACTCCTCAGAACTTTATCAACAAGTTCTTGGACGAGCAGGGCCTAATCAAAGACGCATCGGGATACCACAGGTCTTTGTCTATTGCAATGCATCCTGATAAGTTCGCCAAGTTCTTTTATGAGCAAGGGCTAGCTGATGCTACTGACGATGTTACTCGTAAAATCAAGAACATCAATATGTCAGACCGCAAGGCGCCTGAGATTGGTAAGCCATCGGGAAGTATGCAGGTGAGGGCGGTAAACCCTGATTCAGGTAAAAACCTGAAAATCCGCAGCATTAAAAAAATCTAAAACTAAAAACTAAAAACAATGGCAGGTCAATTATTGAGCAACCCTACCTTTCAACTTCAGCCGAGTGCTGAACAGGTAGCTTTGCAAACCAACTACATTACCAACTTCAACTTCTTGAACCAGTATCTTCCTGATACCTACGAGAAAGAATTTGAGCGTTATGGTAATAGAACAATCGCGTCTTTCCTACGTATGGTAGGAGCTGAGATGCCTTCTAACTCTGACCAAATTAAGTGGGCAGAACAAGGTCGTCTTCACATTAAGTACACCAACTGTACTTCAGCAGCAGCTCTTGGTGCAAATACTGCAACCTTCACTGTAGCTGACTCAGGCGTTACTTACATCGCAATCCGTGTAGGTCAGACTTTGATGATTCAGAACAACGCTTCAGGTGTGTTCAACAAAGCAATCGTAACTGCTGTACCTTCTGCTACTACCTTTACTGTTGCTTTCTATGAGGCTGCAGGTCAGGCGTTCGCTGTTTCTACTCAGTGTACTGTATTCATCTACGGTTCTGAGTTCAAGAAAGGTACCAACGGAATGATTGGTTCTTTGGAATCAGAAGACGAAATCTTCTCTAACAACCCTATTATCATCAAAGATAAGTATGCGGTTAACGGTTCCGACATGGCTCAAATCGGTTGGGTTGAAGTAACTACTGAGAACGGAGCTACTGGTTACCTTTGGTATTTGAAGTCTGAGCACGAGACTCGTCTA